CGTGGCTGCCGATGTCGCAGTAGATGATGTTGATGAGCGAGCAATATGCGTTTGACCAGTGCTGTCGATTCTGACTCGCTCCGTCGGAGAACTCGCCCCGTCGGCAGTAGTCGAGAACACTAGGCGACCTGGCATGTCATTGGAGCCAGGGGTGCCATCTACTTCGCCACGGATGCGTGCGGCAAGATCAATGTTTGTACCATCCGCACCTCCAAACTCAATCTCACCTAGAACATCACCGTTATTTACAACTGTGACGGATCCAGAAGTAGTGCCTCTTGATTTGGCAAAATAAACGCCAGGACCGTCTGCATTGTTTGCGTTACATGTAGCGCCAAAACGAGTGGTCGTAAAGCTAGTACCTTCTAATTGAAATTGTGCGCCAAGACCCATTAAATCGGTACGCGCAGTAGACGTGCCAACTAACAAACGCCCCGAACTATCGCACCTGAATCTCTCCGTACCTTCAGTTGTTACTTTGAAGTGACCATCGGAGCCAGTATCTACTACCTCTGCCTCGGTGTTGCCTTCCGTGATCTTGTCGCTTGTAGCTGCAGGCGTGGTGAAGCTCAGCGTGCCAGAGCCGTTCGTCGTTAGAACCTGACCGTTGCTGCCATCCGCAGAAGGCAGCGTCAGCGTCACGTTGCTAGAGATTGTTGCCGGTGCTTGTAACGCAATAAAGTTCGACGAATCCGAATCAGCAAAACGCAGATCGCCCTGCGTGTTTAGCGTTACATTCCCACCAAACACGGTGATGTCACCACCGCTAGCAATACCAAAACGACGGGTGCCGGCGGTTGAAATGTCAACAGCATCAGTGCCGCTGCTGAAGATGCCGGTGTCAGTGCCGCTGGCGTTGAAATAAATCGACGGGGCGGCAGCAGTGCCGTTATCAACCGAAACCGTGGTGAAGTCACCATCTAGTTGCCGCAGCTCGATCCAGGCGCTGTTGGCACTGTTGCGGAGCTTCAGAGTATTGGTTGTCGTATCTGCCCACCACTGGTAGGCGTAGGTGGTAGCTGGTGCGGTGGCGCCGCTGTTATTTGAGACGATGGCAGCGAGCTGACCGTTGATGTCGGAACGTACAGCCGCCCCAGTGCCGTTACTGACGATGTAATCAGCTTGTGCCATGAGCCAGCCCGCTTAACGGCAGTGTATGTCCTACTTTAACCGCCTCTGCCATAGCCGACCGCACTCCAGTTGAAGTTACGGCTAACAGCGGTGCCCGCCGAATTTTTAAACGTGACGGTAAAGCCCGTGTTGCTGACGCTGGTGACCTCAAAGAAGTCGCCTGAACCCATATTCTGAGCTGTGATGCCAACGCTAGGCAGGTATGCGTTTAGCCCTCCAAGGCTGGCGGTGCCAGTAAAAAACGGATTGGCGAACGTAATGACCATTGCCGCTGCGCCGCTGCTGACGGCACCATCGCTGTTTTCTGTACGGCGCTGGAATGTCGCGTCATAACCCAGCTCATCTACCAGGATGTTCTGGTCAATGGCAGAACTGGTCAAATCAGCACGAAACTCAAAGGCACGAGCGCGGAAAGCGCCGTTGACGAACTCTTGGTAGGCGCTCCAGGTTGGTGTGCCAGCAGGGTCGTCGTTTGTCATCCGTAGCATCAGTTTGGCATTTACCTTGTCTGTGATACTGCCGTCAAAATCACTCCAGTCATCAACAGTGTTGGTGCGCGAGTCAATCAAATCAGACGGGAAGTAGCCACGGGTGACAAAATACCGGCGCAGATCGACGGCAAAAGTGTTGCCCAGATCCAACGTGTTTAGGAAGCTATACGTGCCAGAGCTGTCAACGTCGCCCATCACGTCAAAGGTCGGCAGCAGGTCTACGTCAACAACAGAATCGAAGAGCGTCGTCCCATCCAGAGTGAGCGCGTCAAATTCTTCGCTGTAGAAAGTGTCCGATTTGGTGCCTTGGAATGGTGGTGCGTCTTGATCTTCGCGGCGGGTTTGAATTGTTAATGGTGCAATCGTATCTGGCAGGTCAATGATGACACTGGTCTCTGTCGCGCTTTGACGCCCACCATCGTCTTCATACTTCACCAAGACTTCGCCTTCCACAAGCGGGATGATCGCCTCGGTAGAGCTACCGGATTTAGCAGGGATTAGGTCAACACTGTTGCTCCAAGTCGCCGTGCCATCGGTGAGGCTGCTGTGGCGGATGTGGATTTTGCCACCGACTTTTACGTCAAGGTCAACGGTTTCGGTCCAACGCAGACGACCAGAGTTGTTGTTAATTGCCTCAAAGGTAAGATTCAGCACATTGCCTGGGACTGCTGTTTTGCCAATCAGGTCAAACTCAGCGGCAGCAATGTCGCTTACTTTGTTGAGGTAGTTGACGGCGGTGATTTGGACATACAGCGTGCCCTTGCGGGTGTTTTTAATCTGTAGGGACGGTGACGTGCTGTTGGCTTGGCTCCAGTTGTCGTTATCAATGCGCCACTTAACGCGAAATTCGTTGACGCGCTGTTTCGGGCTAATCCAGCTCAGGTCAAAACCAGAAAATACATTTTGCCCATCTTGGTATAAATATTCCGTGCCTGAAATGCTGCTTGGTGCGTCAGGCTTAGCGGATAGATTGGTAATGTCACGCTCAGTTAGTTCGAGATCCGCTTCGATTGCTGCGTAAATGCTGCTGTTGTATTCCAGGGCAGTAACGCCGTAGATGCCGTCCTCAGCTTCCGCAACATTCAACACGCGATATTGTTGTGATTGCAGATCAGTTGTTTGCACCAGCCAGATTGTGTTGGCATTTGGTGCTTCGCTGAAGGCGCTGCTGACGGTTACAACGCCGCTGCTGATGCTGCTGATGGATTTGGTTTCCACCAAGCCCGTGGGCATCAACACCGAAATTGTTGGGCTGTTGGATAGGTTGACGGACAGGTCAGTGCTGCTGTCAATCGTGATTGCGGTTGTGGTGGCGGATTTAACGCGACCGCTGCGACGTGAACCAGCTTTCAACGGGTCGGCTATGTCAATCACCATGCCGGGACGCAGGATGATGCCGCTGTCGATTGACACTGAGAAGGTAACAGTTTCGGTTAGGTTTTGCTCGCTTAGCAATGCCCATTTACCGGCACGGCGGGCTTGCCCTTGGCTGTAGCAACCCAGTGCCTTGATGTCTTTGTTGATGATGCCGTATTTAGCGACAGCATCTTGATCCTCAACGTATTCGTACTCAACCTCGCCCAAGGTGTCGTAAGACTGCCAGGCAACAGTCGCGCAGGTGTGGCGTGCTTTTTGTGATGTGCCGCTATAGATAAACAAGCCATCTATCACGTTGCTTGGACCCAGCAAATATTGAGAATCGGTGGGCTTGTCTTGTTGCAACACCAGCGATCCAGCGCCGTAGTATGCAATGCCACGGAACAGACTGGTCATCTCTTGGATGACGTTGTAGACCTCATCACGGCTATTGATTAGCAGATTGCACGAGAAACGTGGTTCTTTCCCGCCTTTGCCGTTGTTAACTAGCGTGTTGCAGTATTGGCTAATCGCAAAGAAGTCATATTTGTCAAGGCTGCTCGTAGGGATAGAGGCTCCATAACGTGTATTGGTTAGCAGATCCCACAAGCACCAGGCAGGGTCATTACACCATGTTGCTGCGCTGAATGTACCATTCCAAACCCCAGCGTATGTGACACGCCCGATATGCGTTGTGGTATCTACGGTTGCATTTGATGGCAGTTGGATTTTGATTCCACGAATTAGATATTTGCGCGTTGGGATTGAGTCAAAATCTCGAGAGTCAAAACGCAAAAATGATAATGCACTGTTGGGGTAGCGCAGTTTCTCGTCAATGATTTCTGTATAGCTGAACCAGAACGTACGGTTTTGAAGCTTGGTTGATGATTCATCATCGCTAACACGCACTACGCGAACATCAACAGGAAACGCTCCGCTTAGCGTCAGCATGTAATCACGCTGATACGAGTTGCTAGTTTTGCCGCTAATGGTGTCACTGACCACGGTGCTATAACCGCCGCCGTTGTACTGAACTTTGATTTCTATTTGTACGCTATGACCAACAATATCGCCTTTTTTTGTGATAATTTGCAGTGACGGCACTTGTAGCGTGACGCGCACGCGGTCAACATCTGTATCTGTGATTGTGCGGGTAACTGGCGTTGCCTTGACAACTTCTACATTGACGCCTTTCTCACTTTCTGTTCCAACCTGTTGCTTGATATAGGTCTGGGCTTGTGTGCCATTGCGGGTGACGATGGTAAAACCTGAGAAGTTATTCTTGCCGGCAGCATCTTGAACTGGTGTCCCTGATAGAAAAATGCCCTTGTTACCATTTTCAATGCCTTGAATCTCGCCTTCTGATAACAGGTCAAGTACACTTCCAAACTGAACGGATTGCAGTGAATCGTCAGCTTCTGTTGGTGTACGGCTTTGACCGCCACCACCTTTGCCACCGCCAGCACCTGCAATGCCAAGACCCAGACCCGCGTTATGGACACGGATACCAGCAGCAATGAAGGTGTGGTGCCCTTCAACCGTCAGGTTGTAGACAGTGCCAGTGCCCGCGTTTGTTTTGCTGACGATGGGGCGCAGGTGCCCGTTGTGGTCAACTAGGCAGTCATCTGAGCCAAGGGTGTCGATTTCGACGAAGGCGTTGAACTGGTTGAGTACCCAGTGGTTTGGCGTAGCGTCAAGGATTTGACCGCCCCAAAGCGTGTAGCTGGTGACAGGTTCGTTGTGGTGCTCATAAACTTTGAGCACTGCAGCTTCATGGATCTTGCCGTCATGGTCAAAGCTCCAAACCAGATCACCTGGCTGCAGTTCATCAATCCGGCGTTCACCGCTTGGTGTGGCGATCAGGGTATGCCCTAGAAAGCAACCGCCGCCACCGGCGCCAACAATCCGTGTCATATCTGTTGATCCACGTCAAGCCCACTGGAAAGGACAGCGGAACCTACAAAACAGCGCCCATAAGCGATGGGCACGGGTAGTCCTTGCTTTGCAGTATTGACGATGCCGCTGAAGGTAAATGACTCCATTTTTGCTGCTTCACGACCACGTTCAAATGTGCTTGTTGATTGCACAGGTGACGGCGAAAGTGTTTGTGCAATGCCGCCGAGGACTAAAGCTGCGCCAATGCCTCCAATGGCGGTAGATGCTGCTGCGCCAAGCGTAAATGTTCCTGCTGTTAGACCTGCGCCAAGGCCTAGAAAACCTGCGCCTGCGCCAGCGGTCAAGATGGCAAAAGCTACTAAGCCCATACCAGCCAAGATTTGACCACCACCCCCACCAGCACCAACAATTACTGGCGTGATACTGAAGACTTCGCGTTCACTCCATGGGCACAAAATAATCTGTGCATTATCATTAACGATTTTTTCTTTTGCTAGTGTCACGCGATAACTTACGCCATCTTGTTCGCTGTCAATCAACCACTTTTCAAGACCGGGAAAATTGACGCACAGCGCCTTGAGTGCTTGCGCTGGGGTGTCAACATCAAATTCAAAACGGCATTGCCCCA